GCTAGATACTTCCAAGGAACTTGGCCACCAGGGTAGCGGTCCTCTGAGCGTAGCTCGCGGTATAGATCTACCGAGGCCACACGAGTTCCGATAATAATCAGTTTACCCGTAGGGTTCAAACGAGATCGCACATCTTGGGTTAACCAGCGGATCTGCTTCTCAAACTCATTGGCGTTCTTTAGAGTCACCGCGTCGTCTACAATAATCATATCGGCACGCTTACCGTAGATCTGACCGCCGATACCGACGGCTTCGATGTTTGGGTCCTTTTCAGATGACTCACGGAGTTCATCACCGAAGGTGACGCGGGTTGCCTGCCACGAGGCAGACTTAGAGTTAAACCCTACGCCAGCAGCATAGGCGGTCTGTAGATCTTGATACATTGGATGTGTCAGACGTTGCTTGATGGCGTAGAGAAAGTCGGCAGCTAACTGCTGCGTTTGGGAGACTATCAGTACTCGAAAGTTAGGATTCCTACATACCTGCCAGGTCACATAGTCTACGGTGATCGTAATAGACTTGGCGTGGTTTGGCGGGATGTTAATCAAAATACGGTTGGCCGCAAGGCCTGGTTCAAACTTCATAGAGGGGTGTAGCCACCCTGGATCTCTACCCTCGATCACATCTACAATATTCTGCTGATGAGCAAAGGTGCGACTATGGAGGAACTTTTCGCGGAACTCTGCAAAGGTGAGGTCGTGTACGTCACCGGATGCAAACTGCTTATCCTTCAGCCCTAGGCGGGTTCGATCTACCTTATCTGCAAAGATCTTATCTGTGCGACGGTAATACTCATAGGTCTTAATGGACTTGCCAGCGGAGGCAGTAGCTGCCTCAACGGTCATACCTTCTGCGACAGCGCCGAGGATAATTCTCTTGGCAATATCTGCTGAGTTATCAGCCACGTATTCCTCCTACAGATTAAATCGCCCGGAAGTGATTTTATTATCGGGCTGAGGAATTTATCGGATCTAGGTATTAGATAGAACTCACCCGACTAAATAGCGCCGCTAGCCTGCACTGGTCGGGCTTAACGCCCGAAGGAGCCACAGCGAACTGAGGGGTAGGTCGGTACTCGGCCTAGGGGCCTCGCAAGAGGCATTGGCACGGGTCGCAAAGTACTCCCCGCTTTGCTCCCCTACTGTATACTAAGGCAGGAAATTTACTGTATTTCCCGTTTTATTTCTGTGATGTTAATCACACACGGTAAAAGTGCTGTTCAGAGCCACTTACAGCTTCACTTTAGCAAATATTTTTTGTTGGGGAGTACAGGGACCGCCCGCCCACAATTAAACAAGGGGGGGTCGGTTTTCCGTGGGTCTGCGGTCTAGGCCAGCGGTCTAGTCTGACGGTCTAGGGCGTGGGTCTATAGTAATTCTTTGGGGGCTGACTCCACTGTCGGCACGGCCTGACCTCTTCCCCTAATCCTCTTAATTAAGTAATGACCTGCCCCCGACCTGCCCGACCCTGACCCCTCGACCCTGCAACCGGCGCACTGCCAATCGGTTATGTCCAATCCTTTTGACCAGGCTGCCAGGCTGCTGCGCAGGTGACTCTCCGCCGGCTGCGCCACGGCCACCTTTTGATCGTTCCAATATGGGGGAGACTGTGGTATTTTTAAGCCAGTGGGAAAGACCCCCCACGAAAGAGGCAAATATGAACACTTGCAAGAATTGCGGAGTGAAGATTAAAAATGTTTATTTAGTAACAAGAGATGAAGAAAAAGTAATGGCTTGTTTTGATTGCGCCGAGATTAAGAATTGGGAAAACTATCAACCTAAATACATCTCAAAAGAGCAACTAGCAAAGGTCATTGCAATCCTCGATGAACAGAAAGAGTCAGCCGATGAAGTCTGCGAAGATTGCGACAATGGAACTGATATGCCTTGCAAGGCTTGCTTAGATGAAGATATGAAGAAAGGTCTAGGTATTAAATAAATGCTAAAGAATTGTAATTGTGAGAACTATTGTTTTGCTTGTGTTTCTCAACACTCCGCATTTGTAGACCTTGTCTGGTCAATAACCGAGTCAGCCGGCATTTCTATCTGCGACCAAATGCAAAAGAAATGTAAGAATGAACTTTGGTGGGATGAAACAGAAAATTGGGTAAATATGGAGAACGCTATGAACGATGCAATTTCCCTTATTCTCTTTGAGACTATGACCGAAGACGAGATTAAAGAACTCACCAAATAGACCGAAACGCCCTTCGGGGCGTCGTGCCGTCAATCGGTGCCTGACGAGGTCAGTAACTACGAAAAGAGGCTAGGAAATGGAAATCACAAACCAAATGCTAGAAAAAAGAGTGCAGATGATTGAGGAATATATGCTTGAACTCGGCTTGCTTGAAGGCGAGGAACTAGAAAGCGAGTTCCCTTCAATGAGAAAGCCACACTTAATCCTTCAATATGGCTCACCAACTTACGGCAACGCGTGGCGCATATTCGCAACGGGTGGCACCAAATACCGTTCTGCTCACTATGACCCTCTTTACCTGACTTTGGGCTATATTGGATGGACACGCAAAGAGGCGTGGCAGACCCTGACGGGCATTTATACGGTCTTTTCTGCCCTTCATTGGCAGAAGAACCAAAAGGCATTTGCACTTAAAGAGGCCAACTAATGAGAATCACACGGCGCGGAAAGATCGTTCGGGCGTTAGCGATTGGGGCAGGGATTGCCCTTATCATTTGGCTATCTGGTCGCATTTGGTGGACCGGCAGCCGATTCTGTTGGGGAACTATGGCGAAGTGCGTGGGCTTGTAGATTGGTGGCGTACTATCGCACTCTCTCGATATATGGGGGAGAGTGTGGTAGTCTGCTCCTAAGAATAAGGGCAGAACATTGAGAGCTAAAGAGAAAGAGGGCGAGTAATGCAACTACAAGAGATAGATACCTTGCAAGACCTAATTCTATGGGTGGAAGAGAATATGCAGGGGGCGAGAGTCACGCAGGATAGCGCGGGCGATATCGTCATACACACGGGGCTAATCTCCACTATGGGTGGATACCTACACGAAAGAGAGGGAGAGTAATGCCATACGCATACACGCTAGGAGAGGTGGCAAATATGACCCCTCGGCAGCAATTAGAAGGGCTAAAGGCGAGACTATTCCCGCCTAAGTTTATTGTAGGCACCGGCTACATTGACGCCAGGCAGGTAGCTATTGAGTATTTAGAAGAACTTATAGCAGAAGAGGGCAACGAGTGAGCGATTACCGATACGCGGTTGATCCGGCCTTCGATGATAATTCTGAGTGGGTATCTTGTGATACGTGCAAGAGAGAGTATGACCGCAGGGAATATAATTCTGACGCTTGCGTAGAGTGTGAGAATAAGCTAACCAATAAACAAATGAGAGAGAGGGCAAGTAAATGAATATCACAATCAAGGGCGTTACCAAAGAGGATACGGCTTACGATAAGCGTATTACTTTTGAGAGAGAGGGCGTAGAACACTCAGTGCTACTACACTGGGATAGTTATGACGGCTACGATCTGCAATTCTTAGACGGCAAGAGCTATATTGCCGACCCTGAATGGGTAAGTGAGTGGCAGGATACTGGAGCTGAAAGTCTTGAGTATATTCTTGACGGACTTACTGATGAAGTAATCGAAGGGGGAGAGTAATGACTGACGACAAAGAGTATTTAACGCGTGTAGAATTGACTCACGCTGCACAAGTAGAACGGTTCGGTTGGTGCATATGCGAGGACACAGACGGTCAGGGGCAACTAGCTGCTGACTGCCCAGTAGAGGGAGTGTTTAATGAATAAGGAATATCTAATAGCTAAGGCAGACCTATGCAAGGATTTAGCCATTGAGCAGATAAGCAACGGAGATAGCGAGGCCGGCGTTGAGAATCTCAAGCGTATGATTAAGGCGTTAGAGGAGATCAACTTCATTAACTACTTAGAGGAGAGGAGAGGGCGCGAATGAGTAACTTCCACCCGAAAGAGTACGACCTTATCAACCTATATGAGGTTACCGATGAGCAAGGCGTAGCCCTATGGGGCGGCAACAATGAGGGCGAGGCCATCATCTGGTGGCTTAAAGGTAATCAGGCTGGTCGAATACTGGTCTCAGCCTGGGATAGTGATGAGGAAGATGCCCATATAATCGGTAGACCGATAGATATTACCGATATTGTGGCTAAGACCTACGATTATTATGGACTAGACTGATGAGCTTTACTATCGGGATCATCATAGTATTACTGATAACCTATGCACTTATAGTTATGGAGGAGAAGGTCAATGAAGGAGATCGCTAGAAGGATAGAGACGGCCAAGCGTGGCGCGGTAGGTCAGCGCAACTACCGGCGAGCAAGAGATAGGGCAATGACTCGCCTAGCTACTGCTTACCCTGAGACATACAAAGAGTTACTCGAACAGGAGAAAATTGTAGATGAACAGATGGGTAAGAAGTGGCTCGATATTGACGGCAGCACTGGTGAGTCTATGGATCCTGACTCCAGTACATCACCTGCGGGTGGAGGAGAGGGCGACCAAGCCAACTCCGATCCAGACGAAGGCAACAATGGAGGAGAAGCGTGAAAATAAAGCACTTATCGTTAGTTACCTCCGCGCCCTCGGTTACGATGGGCAGCAGAGAAAGTGTGCCATCACCTTATGGACCCGTGAGAGCAGGCTTGACCACCTCGCAGATAACCCAAGATCAACGGCTTTCGGAATTGCTCAGCTCCTTAGAGAGCGTAGTAGAAAACCTGAACTACAAATCCTTCACGCTATACGATATGTTGAACACCGCTATCGAGGAAATTTCTGCGGTGCTCTCAGCCACAGTGATCGAAGAGGGTGGTACTGATGCTGACTGGAGTTAGTTTATTTGCAGGAGTAGGTGGGTTTGACTTGGCTATGCAGCGACAGGGAGTAAAGGTCGTTGCCTCGGTAGAGATAGATCCTAAGTGCAACGAGGTGCTAGCTAAGCACTTCCCTGAAGCAACACAATTTACAGATGTAACCACAGTCAAAGGAGAGGATCTAATAAATGCAGGATTTACACCAAGCACAGGAATTATTACAGGAGGATTTCCCTGCCAAGACCTCAGCGTCGCTGGCAAAAGGGCTGGTCTTGCTGGCGAAAGAAGCGGGTTATTCTGGGAGATTGCAAGACTTGTGGAAGAAACGCAAACAGAATACTTCGTCATCGAAAACGTCCCTGGTCTGCTATCCAGTAACAAAGGAAAAGATTTTGGAGTCGTCATCGGAACGATGGCCGACATCGGGTATTCTCTCAGCTGGAGGGTGCTTGATGCTCAACACTTCGGAGTACCCCAGCGAAGGCGTCGTGTCTTCGTCGTTGGCCGACGTTCTATTGACTCAACAAGTCCTGCCGAAATTCTATTTAAGTCCAACGGCCTGCGAAGGGATCCTTCGACGAGCCAACCGACGGGGCAAGACTCTTCCAGAAGCTCTGACCAAGGCGTTGCAGGAACAGGTAAAGTCTTCTTAGGTAGCGGCAAAGATATTGCCAACTGCATACCGGCTGAGTTATATCATCACGGATCGGTGGTGAACCAAGATGCCAACAACGGACACGTGGTGGTTCACGAAGAGTAGGCGGGCGCAGAATGTGGATGACTATGAAACTTGGATTGAAGGTGGAGTAATGCCTACAATGAACGCATTTGATAATGGAGACGTGAGAACGACAATCATTATCTTTCACCCTCACTACCACGACGGAGCTAGAGTACAAGGAGATACTATGAACACTCTTACATCACGTATGGGTACAGGTGGTAACAACGTATCTTGCGTTGCTACTGTGACCACAACAGCAGATGTGGTTGGATCATTACAGGCAAGAGACTATAAGGGAGTGGGTAATCAGTACGTGGCAGAGAACAAGTTAGTAGTTTCATTTGATACGCAGTTCGGATCTAATGCCACGACCTTTGAGGATATGTCTCCGACTCTCAAAGCTAGCCAGCAACCACCATCGGTGACTGGTAGTTCAGTACGCCGCCTGACCCCTATCGAGTGTGAGAGATTGCAAGGATTTCCTGATGACTGGACAGCAGGACAGTCTGACTCTCAACGCTATAAGCAGATGGGAAACGCCGTAGCAGTACCAGTAGTTGAATGGATCATCCAGAATATCTGTGATACTATTTAACCGCCCTCCTTTCGAAGGACTAGCCCTCACCGTTAACCTCTTTCCGGTGGGGGTTAGTGCTTTCTAGCCACCGTTACTGTAGAACCCTGGACCCTTGAAGGTGATAGCCGGCGAAGACCACACACGATACATAGAATTGTGGCAGTCGGTACACATAGGCTCAACTATCTCCACGTGGATAGACTGCTCGATCTCTCTAGTGCTACCGCAGTCACACTTGAAAGCATAGATCATAACTTAACCGCCTCTCGGATATCTAAGAACCCTACAGTCTTATCAACTGTAGCCCTGTTAGCAAACTCTGATGTAGCTGGCATTGAATATACTCCCCACTCTGGCTCTGGCATATCAGTTAAATCAAATGAATAGATACCAAGTGGAGTCGAGTTAATGTAATAGGGCAAGAGATCTCGGTGATATGCCTGAGTGATTAACTTCTCATACTTTGCTTGCTCTATAAGTAGCGTAGGATAATGGGCTTGACGACACTTTAACTCTATGAAGTGAGCAGCCTTCGGACTGATGCAGTCAAAGGCATCGTATATTCCTGGCGCCCGTTCAAGATCTGGGTAAAGATTCATCTTGAGAAAGTCAAAGAGTATAGCTTCGTTCATCGAAACGGTGTCTCCCCACCTAACTCATCCTGCAATCTACGCAGGGAGTTGGTGCATCTACGATCAGCAGTAGATACTGCACACTCTAGGTACTGTGCTATCTGCTGCAAGGTAGCGTTATCGTAGTGACGCATACGCAATACAGCCTGATCCTTCTGGTCTAGTTTAAGAAAACACTTCTTAATATCTATCAGGCTAGCAAGTAGGTTGCCACCTTCTGCTGGGCTAGATGATCCGCGTGGTTGACCATCGTTAATCATCTCCTGCATCTGCTCTAATACTGTGCCATCTATGACTGATGCAATAACAAAGGGTAGTAGCTGACCGAGGGTAAAGGTCTGGTAATAAACTTCATCGTTGATCTGATAGCCAGACTTGTTGGCCTTCTCCTTGCGTGCATAGCGTTCGACTGCACGCTTCATCTGCCAAGCGATACGCCTTTGATTATGTTCTAATTGCTCAGCATCTTCAACGCTCATCTGGTCTGTGATGTAGGCACTGCGTGTGATAGCCCAAGCGATACACTCTTGAGTAACATCATCTCGTTCTACCCAATGCTTATAGCGTCGGTGAATTGCATAGGCAACAGACGGCGCTAACTCATAGACAATAGGGTGCAGATCACTCATCAGGCCAGGTTTCATCAAGCACCATCATTGCAATGGCAGAGTAGTTCAATAGATCAAGGAATGAATCACGCAAGGACTCGTTGCTAGGCTGCACGCCTGAGTCGAGCAGGTTGTTGATGCGAGCTATCTTATCCCACATACGTACACGCAGACCATTAAGTGGTCCACCTGGTGACTGAGCAATATTCTTTGGGCCGTAGTCGTGATGCTTGCGAATGAGTAAGTTACCTGCTGCATCCATAATACTCCAGACATTGGTAGCAAACTCAGGGTTTACCTTGTTGGTGTAGGTCGTATCAAGATAGTCTCGGTTGCCGTATCCACTTCGAGGATCTGGAAGCCCATATGCTGTATAGTCTGTAGAATCATCTGCCATTCTTCTTTACTCACCCTTCGGTTCACCTACTAGCAACGCTCTGGTGGCATCTGCACCATATGCTAGGTAGTAATCATTGATATCCATACCTGGTGGTAGTGTAACAATAGTTGAGTTTAATATCTCATTGGCGACACGTTTGGCAAAGTCTGCCCCAGGGTTAGATCCATCTTCTTTAATATCATTATCGCCTACAACAAAGACTGTCTCATAGCCAGTAAATAGCTTAGGAAAGTGTGGCTTCCAAGACTGTACGCCAGGTACTCCCA